GCCGTCGTGCATCTGCTGCAGCGTGCCCACCGCGTGTATTGCGACCCCCGCTACGAGCGACTGGCAGACCTGTCGGTCTCGCACCTGTACAACCTGCGCAAAAGCGGCGGCTACCAAGCCCGGCGCACCCACTTCACCAAGACCCGCCCGGTATGCAACCCCATCGGCGCGCGCAAGGCACCCAGGCCCAATGGACGCGCGGGCTGGGTGCGCATTGACAGCGTCCACCAGGGTGACCTGGACGGCGTCAAAGGGGTCTATCACATCACTTGCGTCGATGCGTCAAGCCAGTGGCAGGTCCAGGCCTGCGTGCAGGGGATCAGCGAGGCCTTTTTGCTGCCGGTGCTGGAGTTGGTGATTGCACAGTTCCCGTTTGAGATTGCCGGGTTTCACTCGGACAACGGCTCGGAGTACATCAATCACAAGGTGGCCAAGATGCTCGAAAAACTGCGCATCGAGCAAACCAAATCACGCTCGCGTCACAGTAACGACAACGCCCTGGCCGAGAGCAAAAATGCCAGTGTGGTGCGCAAGCATATGGGCTACAGCCATATCCCCAAAAGTATGCCAAGCCCATCAATGCGTTCTACGAGGGCGTGTTCAATTCGTGGCTGAATTTGCACCGTCCGTGCCTATTCGCCACCGAGGTGGTGAGCGAGAAGGGCAAGATCATCAAGCGCTACAAGCACAAGGATGTGAAGACACCGCTGGAGTGTTTGGTGCAGCTCAATGAGAAGGGCTTGGTCACTTTCAAGGCGGGCATCACACTTGAAGATCTATAGGCCAAGGCCAGAGGGAAAACCGACCTGCAAGCGGCCCAGGAGATGCAAAAAGCCAAGGCGGAATTATTCGAGTTATTCAACAAGCCAAACCGAAAACAGCAGGCCTGAATCAGCTTACTTCAAGACAAAACTTACGCGAAAAAACATGCGCGTCGCGGGGCCTCCGGCGGCCTGGCAGGGGCCTGCATAAATGAAAAACAGAAAACAAAACCAGGTCCCTTAAACTTCCATTTTTAACCCGGTCAAGCCGAACAGCAGAAGTCACCAACTCAAGCCAGCTTCAGGCCCATACCTGGATTGGAAAATACTGAAGTTCACTGATCGGCGTTCAGCCGGTCAGTCACCGTCTCGATCGCGAGCTTCCAACGCCGCCACGCCGTCGTGCGATCGCAGGCAAAGCGGATGGAGATATCGCGCCAGCAGTAACGCTTGGCCCGCATCCACACCAGGTGGCGTTGCTCGAGCTCCAGCCACTGCACCCAGCGCATCGTCTCCAGCATCCGGTCGATGTCGACCGGGGTCGGCGGAAAGGGTCGGTAAACCCGTTCCTGCGGATGGACGTTGCGTGCGCTGTTGAGCGCCGCTCGGATGAAGCTGCGCCCCATCTGGCCCCAGGTCGGCCCTTTTTGCGAATGCAGACCGACGTTGGACCACATCTTGCGTTTGGCATACGCACCGCCCGTGACGACGAACTCGCAGGCCAGGTAGACCGCGCCGGTCTCGAAAGACTGGGTGGCGTAGCCGCGGGTCCAGCCCTGGCTTGGGTCGTCATGGCCACCGGGTTTGATCGTCATGCGCAGGGGCACGACCGTGCCCTTGGGGATCAGGTCGAAGGCACCTTGCTGCCCCTCGGCATCGTTGAAGTCGTTCCAGTTGCTGGAGGAATGAGCGTTCATTTTTTTGTCCTTTAGATCGATGGGTTCTGCGGTGCCGGCGCGGCGGGGTCCTTGCTCTGGCCCAGGCACTTGGCGAGGAGTTTTCCGAGGTGCGGCTCCTCGATGGCTTCGAGCCGGCCGCTGCGGTCTTTGCTCGGATAGCCAAACGGGTTGTCGGCGCGGGTGACGAAGCCCCGGTAGGAATGGCACTTACTTAATGCCCTACGCATGTCCATATCGCTGCACGCGACGGCGAGCCTGATCGCGCGGCTCCTTGAGACACGGATAGGGCTTGGGTCGTCGCTTTCGCATTCGCGGCTCGATGCGTCCGGGCCGATTGCCTACCCTGCATTGGGCGATGAGCGCGAACAGCCGGTGGTGATCCGTTGCCGTGCTCAATCCGCGTGAGGTCCACTCAGTCCACATCTGCACGGTGTGCTTGAAGCTAAGTTGGCGAGGGTGCACACCGGCATCGCAGGCGGCCTGTGCCATGAGTTGACGGATCACGTTGTAGGCCAACAGGTAGACCCACAACTCCTTCTCATTCATTGAGGGCGTCTGGCACTTCAGCACCTCCATGCCCAGGGTGGTCTTGAGGTTTCGCAGATCCAGCTCGATCTCCCAGCGCCGCGCGTACAGCGCCTGCAGATCGTGCTTGCTCAGTGCGCGGTGGTCGGTCATCGTGGTGACCAGAACCTTGTGGGAGACCCGGGTCTCACGCAGCGTCAACGCATCGGGCAAGCCAACGTACTGTTCCAGGCTCATCCACTGCGGGCGCCGGGGCTTGGGCCAGCACACCAGATGGTCGCGCGCGCCCAGCGAATGGCCACGCCGAAAGTCGGTGATTCGCGAGCCATGCTGCTCGAACAGCACGTCCACGCCGCGGGCCATGAGCGAGGCGATCTGAAAGTAGTTGCAGTACAAGGCATCGGCCACCATCACGTCGCCCGGCTGCAAGGCCGCACCCAGGCGGCGCAGCAGCCCCAGTTCGCTGTTGCCCTTGCCGCTGCACGGCCCCATCGCCGCATCGAGCACCGCGCCGCTGGCCAGACAGATCACCGCCACCACTTGCGCTTGGTGAAAGCCCACGCCCACGGCCTGGGTGTTGGGCTGCGGATAGCACGCCTGATTCTCCGGGGTATCGGGCATCGAGATTCCTGTGCCATCGACAAGTTTCACAGAGCGCCCGCGCCACAGCCAGGGTGGCGACGCCGAGGAGCTCAGTTGCCGTCCCGTCTGGCGCGTGAGCGTGCTCACCATCTGCAGCGGCAGGCGCTGACGAGCGCGGCAGTACGCGCCGGTTCGCACACTGCTCGTGGATAGCCCAACGGCCGCGCGCTGCGCGGCCCACCCATTGACCGCCTTCTGGCATGAGCCATCGGCCTGCAGCACCTGGCGCATGAACATGGACAGTGTCACCGTCGGTGGATACAGCCGTTCACGATGTTCTGGCAACAGTGCATCGGTCGTCCGCAACAGCTCCGGGCTCGTCAGCACGTTGAAGAACTCCGCCGCCTGCATCGATTGCGCTCGGCGCACGATACGGTTGCTGTCTTGCCGCAAGCGGCTACGGGCATTACGATCCATGGAGGCTGGCCTTGTCAAAGATGTGATGACTGTGTGGTAACAACCATCGTATCAATCCTTGGCCAGCCGCTTTTATCCTTCATCTTCACGCACTTACGCGTGGCTTTGAGGTCTCTGGGCATTAAGTAAGTGCCATTCGCCCCGGTAGGGCGTGCCGTCGTCGGCATTGAGGATTGCCAGCGTCACGACCTCGTCGAGGACGCCGGGCAACTCCAAGGCGGTCTTGCTGCCTTCGAGCTGCAGCTGGTAGAAGCGTCGATTGAAGTCGTCGGTCTTTTCTTCCAGGATGGCCACGTAGATGACGTGCTTGTCACGCACGTGCTGCAGGTGGGTGAGCGCGGTGATCATTTCCTGACCCAGCAGGCCGTAGGCGCCGCGGCTGTCCGGCTTGCCCGTCTTCTCGCTGAAGGCCTGCGGCTGGGTCTTGCACCAGGCAAAGCACAGGCGCGAGAGCACCGTCAGGCTGTCGACGAAGTAACAGTCGTACTTGGCAAGCTGCGCCGGATCACCAAACTTGGTGCAGACATGCTCGAAGTGCGCTTGCGAGAAGGCCTGGTCGGGACTGGCTGTGGGCATGGGGCCGGCCAGGAACACCACCAGGTCGCGGAACTCGGGCCAGGTGCGCGGCCGCACGGTGTCGCCTGGCCAGTCGCGCACCGACAGGTCGCCCGCTTCCAGGTCGACGAACAAGGTGCTGTCGGCGGGCAGGGTTCGCAGTTGCGAGGTTTTGCCGACGCCGGGCGGACCGACCAGTGCGACCTTGGCGCTGTGGCGCTCCTTCAGCCGTTCTTCTGCGGAGATGATGGGCAGCATCACACGCCTCCTTCGAATTCGACGAGCGCGAGGCGGTAGCTCGGCTTGCCGGGCTTGACGGTGCGCGCCGCCTCGAACTGCTCCTTCAGCGCCGGCGGCCAATTGTTGAACCGGCTCTCCGAGATGGAGTAGTCGGTGTCGATGTAGTCCTGCACCCGGTCGCCGGCCTCGGCAATGCGGGCGGCGATGGCGGCCAGCTGGGTCTGATCCCAGGACACCTTTTTGGGCAGGTCGACGCTGACGCGCAGCGCGCCGTCGCTCAGGTGGCAGACGCCGAAATCGCGACCATTGGCAAGACGGGCCGCCTGCGCCTGCTGCGCGTAGCGCTGCTCCAGGGCGGTGTGCATCCGGTCCAGCACCGCCTTAATCACGGTCTGCAGGCCGAGCAGGTTGGTATGCGCTTGCTGCAGTTGCGCGGGTGGTAAGGCGGCGATCTGCGCCACGCTCATTTCGGCGAGCGGCATGGCGTACTCCAGATCAACGGGCGCGCTGTGAAAGCTGGACGAGGTGGGAGGGATGGGAGAGGAGGTGGTCATGGTCTGGCCCCTCACTTGGCGACGCGTTCGGAGGTCGCCGCGTGCAAGGCGCTGCGCTCGTACTCGGTCACGATCTCGATCGGGTAGGTGACCCGCTTGGAGAGCTTCAGATAGTGCGGACCGCGCCCCTCGGAGCGCCAGCGTTGCAGCGTCTTGGGGCTCACGCCCCAGCGCTGCGCGAGTTCGTTTTCGGAGAGCACGCGCCGCTCGTACGGCGGCAAAGATTGGGGCAGCGCCAGATGACTCGAAGCACTGCGATTTGCTGGTGTTGGTTGCAGCATTGACATCCCTTTCATGTAGGTGAGGAACAAGGCTTGCAGTGTCGAAAATGGGTGGCGAACCGTTAAGGAACTGGCTGGCGAACGGACCCGAAACTTCCAGTTCGCCAGGGGCCGATCCGCCTGGCTTGGAAGCGACCGCGCAAACGAAAACGGCGAGCCACAGGGGCTCGCCGTTGAAGAGGGGACCGGGGTGGAATCAGGCGGTCATGGCTGCTGCGCACGACAGGGCGTAGGTGCCGGCGCGCTGATTGGTTTGCACCAGCGCTTTGTAGGCACGCAGCGGCCCCTCGTAGCGGGGATCCCCTTTGTGCTGCGCTTTCAGCTTGAAGAGATCGATCGGCTTGTCGCTGTCAAGTCCGGCGCGCGACATGACAAGGTGCGCCTCCCGCGGCTGGCCACCGAAGTCCCACAGCGCCTTGAACACTGCAGCCTGTGCCGGTGTCAACGCGATCGGCTCAGGTTCGTCCTGCAGCCAGACCCAACGAAAGTCGCCCGAGAACGGGCCACGAACAGCGCCCCTCTCGTCGTGCGCGCGGCCCGCCGTCAGTGCGCCCGGTGGGGTGAAACTGATGTTGCCGCCGTACAGGGTGAATCGTTCCTCCATCGGCAGCCAAGACGCGGCGCCGGCGAGCGGATCGTGACCGAGGCCCCGAGGCGGCTTCGGCGTGATCAGCCAGGGCGTCGCCCCAGCGCGTGCGCGCGCCAGCACGGAGGGTTGCTGCAGCACCAGGTCCAGACGACGCGCGAGCAGCACAGATCGGCGTTGGTGCGTTCCGATGCGCCAGACGCCGCTGGTGATCGACACCGCATCCTGTTAGACCGGGATGTCCAGGGCGGCGCGAAGTTTCCGGATCAACCATGCTTCATCGATGACGCAGGCCTTGAGTTCACCCGTGCGCACCGGCACCGGTCCGCACTCGGGACAGTGCAGACGCAGCGCAGTGCCTTCGCGATAGACCTGCGCCGTATGCAAGCCGCAGTGGCCGCACAGGGCGAATTGCTGGTTGGCTGCGATGGGCTTGATGGCTTTGAGCTCCACGAGATGCTCATGCGCCGATCGCTCGTCGGGCGCGGTGGCATCGTCGAACCAGTGACTCGCGCTTTGCCAGCGCAGGCAAACCATCCGCCATGCCGCTGCGTTGCGGGGCAGCCTCATTCGACGGCGGCGTCCACCAGTTCGTCGGACGCGAGCAGCTGCGGCGACAAGCGTTGATGCGGCTGCATGACCCCGAGCGTGATCAGATAGCCCTCGAGCTGCGCGCGCAGCTGCTCATCGTATTTGTGCAGGTTCAGCCGACCGCGTCGCGTGACTTCCACCGGAATGACCTTACCGCGGCTGCGACCGACCTCGGGCGGCCAATACAGGTTGATCCGAGCCGCCTGAATCTCCCAGCCCCGATGCAGCGCGTTGTCCGTGGGGAAATGCTCGGCGGCCAGCTGCGTGACACACGTGTGATCCGCCGATGCCATGGCGGTGAACTCCACCTTGAAGCTTCGATCCGGTGACAACACCGTCATGCTCTTCACCTGGACCGACAAAAAACCATCCTGCAGCGCCTGCGGCACCTGGAAGCCCAGGCGCAACACGGCGAGGTCCAGCGTCGGCGGCTTGATGCGCTCGGCGTGCACCTAGTCGACCCCCAGCAGGTGAATCGCGAAGGCGTCGACCAGCATCTGCTGGTACTTGGCCCCGCCCTTGATCACCGTTCGCACGACGCCGGTCGCCTCGGAATATTCCAGCACCATGTGGATGGTCGGGCTGCCGACGCGTCGCTGCAGCTCAGTGCCGTCGAATTCCACCCGTTGCGTTGCTAGGTCCTTAGCGTGCACGCTGAGCAGCTGGGTGCCGCTGGCGCGATCCATCAGGTGTGCGATGCAGACATCGCCGCATCCCATCTCCTGCTGGTAGAACGCCTTGATCGCCGCGCAGAAGTTTTCCAGCGATGCCGCGTCGCGCCGCACGGTCAGCTGCACGCCGACATCGTGCTGCTGCGCCTGCGGGATGTGCTGGTCGGCGTACTCCATGTCGCCGGCCTGCTCGAACAGCAGCGGGTGGTGCACGAAAAGCCAGAAGGCGCGGTGCATGTCGCTGCGGCACGCGATCAGGCCCAGCAAAACGGCGCTGTCCGTCCGAGCGGCGTGGAACAGGGACTGCTTGCCAGAGGGCCCGGACAACTGCGCACTGGTGTGCAGGCCGGCGGCGATGCGGTCGCGCGCGCTCTGGTCGGGACAGGACTGGATCACTTCGAGCAGTCGCCGGGTGCACTGTGCGTCGTCACTCCAGGCAAACGCTTCTGGCAGCGGCAGCATCGCCCGCGCAAGGAAAGTCGTGAGGGTCTCGTCCACCGGGAGACTGAGCAAGATGTCGGGGTACGAAAGGACCTTGATCACGAGGGTCCTCCTTGGTAGGCGTGCGTGATTTTCTTGCTGGCTGGGTGCCAATACTGGTTATTTATCCAGTATTCTACGACCACTTCCTGTCTGACACCACTGCCCCCTCGTTCGCGACGTCTCCGGCGCGGTGAGCCGCGCATTGCCGCTAAAACGAGTTACTTCGACCGGACTCGGCTCCTAGCATCGATGGCAGTTTTCCATCAGGAGTGCCCTGCGTGTCAGATATCGAATCACCGTCTCTCTGCCTTCCCTCCGCGCGTGGGGGCCCGGACGACATGCTGCCCCGGCACCCGCACCGGGAGGTCGCCGAGCTGCTCGCCGCGGCGATCCTGCGGATGCGTGCGCGAGATCTATCCGGCGTGCCCGCCCCAGACAGCGAAGTTGGCCTTGGCTTTACTGCCCCCCAGCGCGTGAATGCGAACCCCGTCTACACACAAGGAGTTCGGATTTGACGACGCAAGAAACCGCGCTGCTCGCGCAGATGGCGCAACTGCCGCACCTGCCCATGCCGCGCCTGTGGGCGCTTTGGGACGAGCTGTTCGACCAGCGCCCCGGCCATCACCAGCGCACCTACCTGGAAAGCCGCATCGCGTACAAGCTGCAGGAGCGCGCCTTCGGCGGCCTGTCCTCTCACGTTCGCCGCAAGCTCGAACTGATTGGCAAGACCGGCGAAGTGCCCAATCACAAGCGCCGCGCTGACGCCGAGCTCGTGCCCGGGACCACGCTGGTGCGCGAGTACAACGGCATCACCTACCGGGTGCGGGTGCTGGAGGACGGCCGCTTCGATCTGGACGGCCGCGCCTTCAAGAGCCTCTCCGCCGTGGCGCGCGCGATCACCGGCTCGGTGTATTCGGGCCCGGTGTTCTTCGGATTGAAGCCAAGCAGCCGCGACAGGAAGGCGGCCCGGGCATGAAGGCGGCGACTCCAGGCGCGCCTGCGCTCACGCCGAAGAAGCGCTGCGCCATCTATACCCGCAAGTCCACCGACGAGGGCCTGGACCAGGAGTACAACAGCTTGGAGGCCCAGCGCGACTCGGCCCTTGCCTTCATCAGCAGTCAGCGCCATGAGGGCTGGCTTGCCATCGACGACGGCTACGACGACGGCGGCTTCTCCGGCGGCAATACCAACCGACCGTCGCTCAAGCGCATGCTGGCCGACGTCGAGGATGGCCACATCGACGTGGTGGTGGTCTACAAGATCGACCGGCTCTCCCGCTCGCTGTCCGACTTCGCCAAGATGGTCGATCTGTTCGATCAGCACGGCGTCACCTTCGTGTCGGTCACGCAGCAGTTCAATACCACCACCAGCATGGGACGGCTGACGCTGAACATCCTGCTGTCCTTTGCGCAGTTCGAGCGCGAAGTCACCGGCGAGCGGATCCGCGACAAGATCGCCGCCAGCAAGGCCAGGGGGATGTGGATGGGCGGCACGCCGCCGCTCGGGTATGACGTTCGCGACCGCAAGCTGGTCGTCAACGAGGCGGAAGCCGAGCTCGTGCGAAGCATCTTCGCGCGCTACGGCGAGACCGGCTCGCCCGCACAACTGGTGCGCGAACTGCAGATCGAAGGCAACACCACCAAGGTCTGGGTGGCGCAGAACGGCCGGCGCCACGAGGGCAAGGTCATCGACCAGCAGTGCTTGTTCACGATGCTGCGCAACCGCCTGTACCTGGGCGAGATGACGCACAAGGGTCAGGCTTTTCCTGGTCAGCACGAGCCGATCGTCAGCAATGAGTTGTGGCAAGCGGTGCACGCGGTTGTGGCTGAACGCAAGCGCGGTCCCCGCACTCGCTACAAGAAGGAGCCGGCGCTGCTCACGGGATTGTTGTACGCGCAGGATGGCCAGCGCATGCTGCCGACCTACACGCAGAAGAAGAACGGCAAGCGCTATCGGTACTACGTTCCTTATCTTGAGAAGCGGCAGTCTGCCGGGGCCACCTACGACCCGAGTCGTCGCAACATCGGGGCGCTGCCCGCCTTGGAAATCGAGGCTGCGGTGCTCGCGCAAGTCCACAAGGCGCTGCAGCAGCCCGAGATGATCGTTGCCGTTCGGCAGGCCGGCATGGCGTTGCGGGAAAAGCAGGAACTGGATGAAGCCACGGTCCTGGTTGCCATGCGCCAAATGAGCCAGGTCTGGGGAAACCTGTTCCCCATCGAGCAGAACCGCATCATGCGATTGCTGATCGAACGGGTCCAGTTGCACGAGGACGGACTCGACATCATCTGGCGCGACGACAGTTGGCAGCGTTTTTGCCGAGAGCTGGAGCGAGAACCCTTTGTCGTCGAGCAGCGCGAGCTGGCCGACGCAATCATTGACGTGGAGACGGCCTGATGCGTGACCTCGAAAGACAGCCCAAGAAAACGCCGGCGAAGTGCCGCGTCGTCATCACGCCCAGCGGCAATGCACGTCAATTTGAAACAGCCGGGCGTTCCGTCACCTTCGTGCCGCTCGCGATCAAGAGACGGCACAGGACCAAACTGATCGTGCCGCCGGCCGGAGATGCCGTTGCGAAGGTCGCGACCTCGTTGGACCTGCCCTTGGTCCGCACGCTGGGCAAAGCGTTTTATTGGGAACGGTTGATCGAGAGCGGTGAGGTGGCCAACGCGACAGAGCTGGCGCGGCTGCTGAAGCTGGAAGCGGGATGGGTGTCGGAGGTGCTGCGCATGACGCTGCTGGCGCCTGACATCGTCCGTGCGATTCTGGAGGGTCGGCAACCCCGGCATCTGAATCTGCATGCGATGCGAGGCCGCCAGTCGGAGGTGCCGACAGATTGGGGGGCGCAGCGGAGGGCGTTTGGTTTTTTGGAGCCTCAATGACAGGTGGCGGAAGCTCTCCGCCATCGGCGCATCGCGGGAGTGACGGGTCTGGGCCCTGCCAGTGCCATGTGTCCTGAACGAAGGCGGCCTGAGGTTCACCTTTACACGATGCTCCTGAGCACGTTCGTCAACCCGAGCATCAGGAAGACGACCCAACTCACCGCTGCGTGCGGCGGTTACGGCCCTGGCGCAGGTGGCGGCACCGGTGTTGGCCAGTCCTGCGCCAGGCGCTGCGGACACAGGTGTCGCCAGCAGTGCAGAGGCCGGGCATGGTGCAGGCTGCGGTG